CACCCTGGTTGCTACGAAGCGTTGTCTGATTTTCAACGAACTGAACAAGCGACTGTACCGCAAGTTCTTTATGACCAATGATGAGTTGCAGGCTTGCAAGGACGGATACATTTATATCCATGACCAGTCAGCCCGCCTTGATACTATGAACTGCTGCCTGTGCGACATTTCCTCTATTATGAGCGGCGGCTTTGAGATGGGCAACGTCTGGTACAATGAGCCGAAAACTCTTGATACCGCTTTTGACGTTCTGGGAGATATTATCCTGGCTACAGCGTCACAGCAGTACGGCGGCTTCACTGTCCCGGAGGTGGACAAGATTCTTGCTCCGTATGCAGAGAAGTCCTACAAAAAGTACTGCGCTGAGTACATGGAAATTCGCAATCAGCAGACCTTCACCCAGGACGTAAAAGACTGGGCTATGAGCAAGGTACAGCGTGATTATGAGCAGGGCTTCCAGGGTATTGAGATGAAGCTGAACACTGTGGGTTCTTCCCGTGGTGATTATCCGTTCATCACTATGACCTTCGGACTGGCTACTGATGTATTCGGCAAGATGGCAAGCAAGACCTTCCTCAAAGTTCACATGGAGGGTGAGGGTAAGCCTGGATTCAAGAAGCCCGTACTGTTCCCGAAACTGGTTTTCCTCTATGACGAAAACCTTCACGGTGAGGGCGGCTTCAATGAGGATGTGTTTGAAGCAGGTATTGATTGCAGTAGCAAGACCATGTATCCCGACTGGCTTTCCCTTACGGGTGACGGCTATGTGGCTGAGATGTACAAAAAGTACGGTAGAGTTATAAGCCCTATGGGTTGCCGTGCATTCCTCTCCCCGTGGTTTGAGCGTGGCGGCATGAAGCCTGCGGACGCAGATGAAGCCTGTATTTGTGGGACGCTTCAATGTCGGTGCGGTTTCCCTGCACCTGCCTATGATTCTGGCAAAAGCCAGAGCCGAAAGCCGTGACTTCTATGAAGTTCTGGACTACTACCTGGAAATGATTAGAGGGGTTCACAAGCGTACCTATGAATATCTGGGTGAGATGAAAGCCAGTACCAACCCTATCATGTACTGTGAGGGCGGCGTATACGGTGGACACCTCAAACCGTCTGAGAAAATCAAGCCCCTGCTGAAACCCATGACAGCTTCCTTCGGTATTACAGCACTAAATGAGTTGCAGCGGCTCTACAACGGCAAGTCCATTGCAGAGGACGGAGAGTTTGCCCTGGAAGTTATGCAGCATATCAACCAGAAGGTTACGCAGTTCAAGAATGAGGACGGTTGGTTGTACGCAATCTACGGAACCCCGGCTGAAAGCCTGTGTGGTTTGCAGATTGAGCAGTTCCGTAAGAAGTACGGCATTATCGAAAATGTATCTGACCGCCCGTATGTGAGCAACTCCTTCCACTGTCATGTGACAGAGGACTTGACCCCGATTGAAAAGCAAAACCTTGAAGGACGTTTCTGGGATATGTTCAATGGTGGCAAGATTCAGTATGTTCGCTATCCGATTTCCTACAACCGGGAAGCAGTCAAGACCCTGGTTCGTAGAGCAATGCAGCTTGGTTTCTACGAAGGTGTGAACCTTTCCCTTGCCTACTGTGATGACTGCGGACACCAGGAACTTGAGATGGATGTTTGCCCGGTCTGTGGAAGCACCAACCTCACGAAGATTGACCGCATGAACGGTTACCTGTCCTACTCCCGAATTCATGGCGATACCCGTCTGAATGCTGCGAAGATGGCAGAGATTGCCGAACGGAGGTCTATGTAATGGGGGGGGGACGAAACTTGCATGACATTGGACTGGAAAATCTCAGATTCGGGATTGTGGAACAGGCTGTAGATGATTATTTCAGTTTATTGGCAGGGTTTATCACCCCGACAACAAACTGCAATATCACAGAACTGGAACGGTTCTTTTATTCTGACTGGTTCAATGTTTTATGCAAGTTGGAACCAGATTACATTATAGAGAATCTGAAAAGAAAGGCGAAGAAAATGATTCTGAAATATACCGTATCAAAGCAGAAAGGCAGCAGTCGTTATTATGTGCATGAGGTAGGCAATAAAGAGCCTATCCCCGGCACACTGGGAACTAAGAAGCAGGCTTTGCATAGAGCAGCGAAGATGAATGACCTGGACTATAAGGACTACATGAGAGTCCGCAGAAGGGATGGTGTGAGTTGTGATAAAGATTGATGAAGTCGAAACTTACGGATGGCAGGCGGCTATCCGTGGTATGAGAAACCCTAAAAATTCCTGGGACAAGAGCGATACAACTCAATGTTGTGGCTGCGATAAAGACTGCGCTTCAATCAATAACAAACTCTGTGTTGGGAATGCAGACTTGAAGCTGATGGAAACCCTGGGTGCTGCGGGAACTGACCACGGGAAGTACCTGCGTATGATTACCGTGACCGCAGACATTACCGCCCCCCTGTATTGGTGGAAAGAGTACGATACCTACAAGGTAGGCACTGTGGCAAACTCCTGTTCCACCATGCATAAAATCCAGGCAAAAGAGTTCGTTCTGAGCGATTTCAGCACGGAACACCTCTCCGCTACGAACCTCATTGTGTTCAGCATGGTCATTGACGCTATGAATAATGCCCGACTGGATTTCTTGCAGAGGAAGGACAAGAAGGACTGGTGGCAGATGATTCAGATGTTACCGACCTGCTACAACCAGAAGAGAACCGTACAGCTTAACTATGCTGTTCTCAAGAATATGTACCATTCCCGCCAGAATCACAAACTGGATGAGTGGCGTGAGTTCTGCAAGTGGGTGGAAACCCTGCCGTACAGTCAGTTAATCACAGGATAAGGAGAGTGTGGGAATGAAGGATTATTCCAAAATACCAGAGGAATTAAAGAATATGAATCAGTGGGTGTGTGCCTGGGATAACTCCAAAATTCCCATGAAAGCCTTTGAGAAGAAAGCCGCTTCCTCTACTGCCCCGGATACATGGAGTTCCTTTGAGCAGGCAGAGTGGGCAGTAGAGAACGGATATTATGATAACCTGGGATTTGTGTTCGCAGACAACGGACTGGTGGGTATTGATATTGACGCAGGCTTTGAGGATGGTCTTATGACCCCTCTCTGCGCCGATATTATGACCGCCTGCAAGTCCTACACAGAGAAGTCCAGAAGCGGACGTGGCGTACATATCCTGCTGCGGGGTACACTTCCCTTCCATGGTAAGAACAACCTTGCAGGTGTTGAGATTTACAAAGCCCGCAGGTTCTTCATTATGACCGGGAAGCAGCTTATCTTTCCAACCATCATTGAGAACCAGGAAGCCATTGATTATGTGGTGAAGAAGTACTTCAAAGAGGTTGAGAAAGAGAACGGCGGTAAGTCTGTACTGGTACAGAAGATATACGCTCCAAAGTTCAATAAGCCAGAGGGCGGCAAGATTCCAGTTCGTCCCGATTACCCGCCGATTGCTTCCGGGGGTAGAAATCTGTCCCTTACTTCTCTGGCGGGAGCAATGCACAACACGGGCTACACCCCGGCACAGATTTATGCGGAACTGAAATTTGTCAACATGACTCAGTGCAAGCCGCCGCTTGATGACCGGGAACTGCAAACCATTACAGAAAGCGTGACGAGGTACAGACGATGAGAAGAGAAACTGGAAATCCCTGCTTTGATTGCAGGTGTGGTTGGTATGACTCTGACCTGGGATGTACCTGTCCTTCACTTGAGAAGTGGTATCAATGTCCGTTAGAGCCAGAACCCGACTGGGAAGAAATAATGAGGGAGGAAAAGAACCATGGATGACTACGATTATTGCTATGAATGCGGAGGATACGGCGATGACTACCATTTGGATGAGAACGGAGAGTGGGTAAGCAGTTGTCCTGGCTGTCCTCACAATACATTGGAAGGAGATTATGACGATGAATGGTGAGAAAGACACCTGTGCAACCTGTTCACACTTCATCGGTGGCGGTGACTGGAACCTGTGTTGCGATTTGAAATACGATTTATGTTATAGCTGCACTCCGAAGTGCGACAAGTACAAAGAGAGGAAGGAGGTACAGAAGAGTGAGTGATGAGTTATTTCAGTTGTCCAATGGCAGGTACATTACCTCTGAGGACATAAGCAGAAAGCTGTATTACATTAAAGACCACCACCCGGAAACCGCCTACCAGGATGATTCCACGGGGTACTCCTGGGATGAAGCGGGCATGGCTGACCTCTTCTCTGAGTGCTATCAGAATGACACCCGCTACTGTCCGGAAGCAAAGTCCTGGTACACCTATGAAACTGGCAAGTGGCACAAGGATGTGGGTGCGCTTCTGGTTTCTGCAAAGATTAAGGAGTTCGTGCGACTCATGGCTCTGTACTGCGGAGAGATTACCGATGAGGAAAAGCGTAAGCAGTACATGGCTTTTGTGGGAAAGATGGGTGACCGCCGTTTCCGTGACCGTCTTATGAAGGACGCTGCGGACAGCATGAAGATTGCGGCGGCACAGTTTGACACTCACCCCTATCTGATTAACTGTCTGAACGGTACTTATGACCTGGAACACATGAAGTTTCGTGAGCATAGATGGGATGATTTCTTGACCATGCAGACCAATTTTGAATACACCTTGCAGGAAGTTACCTGCCCGCGATGGGAACAGTTCATCAAGGAAGTTACCCAGAACGAAGCGGACAAGGCAGACTACTTGCAGAGGGCTTTGGGCTATTCAATCTTAGGTACAAGCAAGGAAGAATGTATGTTCATCCTCCATGGCAAGACCACCCGCAACGGCAAAAGTACCATGCTTGACGCTATTCAGCACTTGCTTGGTGACTATTCGACCGTGGCTCCCGTAGAACTTATCTGCCGTGGTGACCGCCAGAAGAACGCAGAAGCAGCGAACCCGGTACTGGCAAAGCTGAAAGGTAAGCGCATGGTTACCATGAGTGAGTCAGATACCGCAGGTAAACTGGATGAAGCTACGATTAAGCAGTACACAGGTGGTGAGGACATTACCGCCCGTGAGTTGTATCAGTCAGCTATCACCTTCAAGCCGCAGTTTACTATGTGGCTGTCCTGCAATGACCTCCCTTCGGTAAAGGATAAGTCTTTGTTTGCGTCTGACCGTGTGCGTGTCATTGAATTCAATCGTCACTTCACTGATGAAGAACAGGACAAGGGACTAAAGGACTACTTTGAAACCCCAGAAGCAATGCGGGGTATCTTCACATGGTTGGTAGCAGGCTACTTCAAGTATATCCGCTTCGGGCTGAAAATGTCCCAGGGTATGCAGAAGGTTATTAAGCAGTATGAGAAGGATAATGACCTGGTACTGCAATTCCTGGAAGAGAAGTGTGAGCGTAACGCAGAAGGTAAGACCCGTGCGAAGTCCCTCTATGATAACTACAAAATGTGGTGCAAGGGCAATGGGTATTATGTGTGTAGCATGAAGAAATTCAACGCAGAACTGACCGCACACCCAGAATGGTATGCAGATAAAGCAGTTACCCAGGGCGTTTTGTTCTATTATGGAGTAGCTTTAAGGCAAAATTAGTAGGGTTGGTAGGGTAAAATAAGATTTTACTATAAGTTTTCTTAGTACGCGCGTATCTATAAAAACTTACTGTAAAAATTGAATTTGCCCTACCAACCTCATGCCCGACAGAAAGGAGACAGACATGGAGTCTTATGTAGAAAGATGGAAGCGTGAGCAGGAAGAAGCAAAGCAGAAGGAGGTGCAGAAGGACAATGGCAGAAGAGCAGAAGAAACCAGGGGTAAGAGGAAAGGACAGAAAGCCCAGAAGAACAGAAGGGTATCAGAAGAGCAGTCCTAAGAATCTGGTGAAAGCCAGAGAGAACAGTCCTATCATGCAGGCTCAGAAGGTAGAAATGCCAGAAGGGTACAATGCGAAGGTGACTGCCTTTATGATGGAGATTATGCCGAAGGAACCTCTGGACTTACAGAACGTGCCAGAAATGGAAAGACGATTCTTGAATTATGTGCAGAAGTGTTCTGAGTGGGATATGAAGGTAGGCAACCAGGCTGCGTATATGGCTATTGGTATCACGAAGGAACAGGCATGGGAGTGGGAGAATGTCACGAAGGGGAACCCTGCCCGCACTGACTTCATCAAAAAGGTGCGTCAATTTTGTGGAGTTTTTCGTGAGGGTCTTATGCAAGACGGCAAGGTAAACCCTGTCACGGGTATCTTCTGGCAGAAGAACTATGACGGCATGAAAGACCAGACAGAAATGGTACTTACTCCGAATAATCCTCTGGGAGAGCAGAAGGACATGAAAGCCCTTGAGCAGAAATACCTTGAGAGTGCCTATGACGGCTCAGAAGTTGCAGAAGGGACTTTTACAGAAATCGCAGAAAGCCCAGAAGGGGCAGAAGGGGCAGAAGGGGCAGAAGGGCAGAAAGACTAATTTCAAAAGTCACAGAAGGGACAGAAGGACGGCAACCCCTGCCCGCCTGCTGCCTGCCCTGCGGCAGACCTGCCCGCCCCGGCTGCGGGATTTCACCATGCTTTCAAGCCCTGGGCAGGGACAGACCGCCCGCCGCCCGTGGTGTTGCCGTGGGACGTGGTGCAGGCGTGGACGCTCTGCGCCCCTCTGCGCCACTCTGCGGACTTTCTGCCCGTTATGGTATAAGTATAGCCCCGCACGGCTTGCGCCCGTCCTGGGTGGCTCTGCGGGGCTGTGAGGGCATATAAGCAAATAGACATAAAAGAACCCCGGCAGGCTGTGAACCTGTCCGGGGTTTCGTGCGTTATAACCAACGCAAGCGGGGGCGGCTGTGGTGCTTCCAATAGTCTATAAGCCGTTGCACCTCTGCGGGGCTGTACATGGGTATATTGTAAAGCTGCAAGCCTGCCGGGGTCATATAATAGCCTTGACCATAGCGGGGCAGGGTTTCGCACCCTAGAAGCCCTAAAATATTACGGCTGTCTTGCTTGCTGCGGGTTCTGAGTCCAACTCGGCTATCAAAGTTTACTTTTATAGGGGTAGGGATAACAGCTGATAACGGGCATTGTGTAGCGGCTATTATATGCACGTTTGCCGCCCTTCCTATCTGGGCAAGGCGTTGTATAAGCGGCTGCACCTGTTTTTTGTTAGTTGTCATCAAGTCCGCAAGTTCGTCTATAACCACATAGACCGCCCCGCCGCTGTAGTTCTTTTCGTGGTGGCTCTGCATAGCCTTGTAGCGGCGTTCGGTGGTATCCATGGCATATTGTAACGCTTGCACCATGTCCCCCGGCTCACTGGCATATTTTAGCGTATGCGGTAGGGGCTTATATTCTACAAGTTCTACCCGTTTCGGGTCTATAAATATAAATTGCACGGCGGCGGGGCTGTCTTTCAATGCCGTTGTGATAATGCCATTTATAACTACGCTTTTACCGCTGCCCGTTGCACCAGCTACAAGTAAGTGCGGCTGTTTTAGCATATCAGCAAACAAGTTGTAATAGCTGCCGGGCGGCGTTTCCCAGGTCTTTCTAATCATTTTTGTTTATCCATCCTTATATAAGAATACCCCGCACGGCGGCGGGGCTTCTTTTATGCTTCTTTCTTCCAGTATGCCGGGTATCTGCCCGCTTCGTTGGTGCAGTTGTAATACATGAAAGCATTAACCACGGTTTCAAACTCACGGTTGCGGGCTATTGTAGTGTTGAACCCGTCCCCGCTAACTTGCGTGTAGATTTCCCGTTGTGCGTCTGAGTAGCAACCCCACGAGGAAACCGGGGACAGCTTGCAAGCTGTCAAGCGGATGACCTCGCCCGCATTATAGCGGCGGGCGGCTTCCTTCTTAGTAATGCGGATATAACCGCCTATTTGCATTTTGTTCATGGTGCAACCTCCTATTTGTGCATTTTGCTATTGTATGCGGTTCTTTCTGTGGTGCAGGTTTGAAAGCCTACACTTTCCAGACCCCCGGCAAAATGCCGGGACGCTTGCGCCCTAACTGGCTATTTATACACGGCGCAACGTGTGTTAATTCTCTTCTTCCTCTTCCTCAAACGCTCCATTTTCTTCCAGGTCATCCAATACGGCGGCTATTGCCTGCCCTAACAGGTAGCAACGAATTGTAACGTCCATAGCTTCCGCGCCCTCTTTTAATACGTCCGTTCCATCCTGTCCGAACTCTTCCAGGGCTTCCGCTAATAAATCCCAGTTATGCGCTAATGCTTCTTCAGCTTTCCAGGCGTTGCAATAGTAAGACCCGGAAGCGTTGCCCGTGACGCTGTCACACGTCCAAAGGTCATCGTTTAGTTTCTCTTCCAGTCCGTCACGGTCACCCGCCCATTCTGTCAAGTCGATTTCCTGCTCTACATAATCCCGAACGTCTGCGGTTACCTGCTCTAAATAATCATACATAATTGTTTACCTCCTATTTGTTTGCGCTGCCCTGGCGGGCGGCTGTGGTTTCAAACTTGCCTATCAAGTGATTTATTGATTATAGTATATCAAGTGTTTTATTGAATGTCAAGTGTTTTATTGATATTCTTTCAAACTTTTTCACCACGTCCCGCCGTTCTGCCTGTGGTGCAGGCTGTCCCGGTCATCATGCGGACAGACCCCCGGAGGGGGAAATAGACCCCCGGCAGCCGGGGCGGGTGAGCCTGGAAAATCCCGCAAAAATAAAAAAGATTCAATAAATCACTTGACAATAAAATGCTTGTGATATATACTGACCATAGGAGGTGCAATATGGAAGCAAGAGAGATTATCAAAGACATTATGAGTACCGATGAAGTCACGAATGCTGAACTGGCACGGAGATTAGATATAACGCAGGCAACCGTCTGGGACAGGTTGAATAATAAGAAGGGGCGCAAGGATATTCCTGTATCTCTTCTCAAAACGATGTTAAGCGCACTTGGTTATAAAATCATGGTTGTTCCCGATGAAACGCCTATCCCCGAAGGTGGATATGAGGTTGGTCAGACAGACATGGTAGGGTAAAATCGAATTTTTCACTAAGTTTTTATAGTAGAGGGTCTACTAAGAAAACTTATATGAAAATCTTAAAATACCCTACCAACCTTTACCGATTAAGGAGGTAATTATTTATGAGCGAATTAACGCTTATTGAACAGAGAACGGTAAATAATGTTCTGGTGGACGGGTACTATGGTAGCGAAGAAGCGTGGTTTACCCGTTTTCAAATAGGTGAAGCATTAGAGTATTCAGACCCTATAACTGCGATTACGAAAATTCACAATCGCCATCCAGAACGATTTGAAGGAAAATCAGTAACTACCAAACTGGTAGGTACTGACGGTAAATCATACGATATGTGGGTTTACAACTTCAAAGGAGTCCTTGAGATATGCCGTTGGAGCAAACAGCCTAAAGCTGACATGGTGATGGACGCACTGTATGATATGGCTGAATCTGTTGTTAAAAAGGGCTACTATACAGTCATGTCCGCAGAAGAAACCATCAAAGCATTGGCTAAAGGTATGGAATATCATCATTTCATGGAAGATGTTGTATTTCCCGCTATTGAAATGCAGGATGAATTTACTTTCGATGGACTTTTGGAACATTATTGTGGCTATCCCGTAAAAACGATGGATGATTTGAAACACGCAAAGGTCGTATTCAACCAAACTTCTAAGGAGAGAAAACAACGATTGTCGGCACTGAAATACAATGTTAATGACTATGTGAATGACGATGATATGTACCGCCGTATCAACAGGTTCAAATGGTCAGCCCCGGAGAATAGAGGTCATTATAAGACCATCAAGGGTGTTCGTTGGTTCGATGACTTTATTATGCAACAGCTAAGATGAAGTAGATTTCATCGACAGCAAGGTATATAAGGAGGTCGCAAACTACGACTCCCTTATATGTGGAAGGGGTGAACTCATGTTTTATATTTTGTTTTGCTGTCTATGGTTTCTATGGTGGTGTATCAAGTCAATCGTTTTGTTTGCAATGTGGTTCACCTGGAATATCGTAGTCAGACCTGTGGTATGGTGCTTGTGCCTGCCATTCAAGTTAATATGTAGCCGTAAGTGAGTTACGGTTTGTCCAATGGGACTGTCTTAATTGACGGTTCCATTTTTTTTTGTTTACGGAGGTATGTATGGATTATAGCAAAATGAAAAGCAGCATTGACCGGGCTATCTTAAAGAGTCCGCTTGATGTTGCAGCCTATGATGATAAGTTCGCTCTGTGCCGTGACTATGAGGGTGCAGAGTTCCGACTGGCTCACGAATGGAACCAGGCTTTACAGGAGGAAATCAGAGCAGGACTGAAACTGGCAGTGGATACCAGGGATTTTAAGACAGCAGAGGAATTTGACAATCTGCTATTTCGCTCCCTACTGTTTTGTGCGCCCCATTATTTTGACGCATACTTACAGGCAGTAGAATACGGAAAGCCGCTTGACAAGAAGTTCTACCTGCCCCGCCGTCATTACCTTAGACGATATGTAGAAGGATACCAGGAAGTTCTTGAGGGAAAACTGGATTTTCTGTCCATTTCCATGCCGAAACGATGTGGTAAGTCTCAGCTTGGTATTAACTTTACGAATATGCTTTCTGGTAAATTTCCAGACCGCTCTACGTTGATGGAGGGTACAGGTGATGACCTCGTTCAGTCTTTCTACAAAGGTTGCCTTGAGTACATTCAGCAGCCGAACGATTATCATTTTTATGATATTTTCCCAGAGAGCAAACTGGTACAGACCAATGCCGATACGAAGGTCATCAATCTTCTGCATAAGTCCCGATTTCCTACAGTCATGTGCCGTTCTATTGACGCACGGCAGGTAGGTCTTTCGGAAGCAACCAATCTTCTCTATCTGGATGACTGCGTAGAGGGACGTGAGGAAGCGAAGAATAGACAGCGGCTTGATGACAAGTGGGAGGTCATTTCGGGTGATATTATCGGACGTGCTATTGAGGGTACGCCTATCGTTATCTGCGGTACACGATATTCTCTGTATGACCCTATCGGTCACTTACAGGAGGAAATGCGGAAGCAGGGCAAGCGGTGCAAAATCATTGAAACCCCTGCTCTTGACCCTGTGACAGATGAGAGTAACTTTGAATACATTCGTGAGGGCAGGAAGGTTTTCACCACGCAGTATTTCCGTGACCAGAGAGAAATGCTTTCGGCAGAGCAGTTTGAGTCTGAGTTTCAGCAGCAGCCGTTTGAAGCGAAAGGTATTCTTTTCCCGGAAGCGTCCTTGAACCGATACTTTGAACTCCCTGTAGACCGTGAGCCAGACAGTATCATTGCTGTCTGCGATACTGCGGACAAGGGTGCTGACTATTGTTCTATGCCGATTGCTGCGGTGTACGGAGATGAGGTCTACATTGTAGACGTAGTGTTCGATGACTCCCCGCCAGAGGTCACTAAGCCAGAGTGTGCAAAGGCTCTGATGGACAATCTTGTGGTGGCAGGAACCTTTGAGTCGAATAATGCAGGTACATATTTCGCCAGGGATGTACAGCAGATTTTGACTGACCGAAAGTATGTCTGCAATATCCGAACGAAGAGGACTATTAGCAATAAGCAGACCCGTATCGAGTTCGCTTCTGATAACATTATCAAACACTTTTACTTCAAAGACCCGTCACTCTACACCCGGAACAGTCAGTATGCCATGTTTATGAAGCAGGTCACAACCTACACCCGGTCTGGTAAAGTGCCGCACGATGACGCACCCGACTCTCTTTCTCTGCTTGAGAATGAACTGCGTGGACTGGTTGGAGCGAAGGTTGAAGTGTTCAAAAGACCGTGTTAATTTACGCAAAAACTCTTCATACCTATTATCAAGAAATCTCTTGAAATAACCATTGAAGAGTGCTATAATTACAATAGAAATATTAGGATTGGAGGTGGCTTGCGTGTCTTTCGGTTTATACGGTAGACGCATGATAAAGTCTGATGAAACCGAAGTGACCGTTGAGAACGTGGTTGCGATTCTCAATAAGGCACTTCCTTATCACTGGGAGAATCGCAGTGAAATTCAATATCTGTGGTACTACTACAGAGGATTACAGCCGATTCTCAACCGTGAGAAACAGGTTCGTCCAGAGATTTGTAATAAAATCGTGGAGAACCGGGCGAATGAGATTGTGTCCTTCAAGTCTGGCTATTTGATGGGCGAACCTCTACAGTATGTTTCCCGTGGTAACGGTGATAACTTATCTGACGCAATCAATCAGCTTAACGAATTTGTGTTTGCCGAAGAGAAGCCCGCAAAGGATAAGGAACTTGCTGACTGGTTCCATATCTGCGGTACGTCGTTCAGAATGGTTCTTCCTGATGAGGGCGTAGATGAGGACGATGACTCCCCATTTGAAATCTACACACTTGACCCACGAAACACTTTTGTAGTGTACAACAACGGTCTTGGAAACAAGCCGCTTCTGGGTGTCAAATATGTGGTGGATGACAACGGCATAGTTCATTATAGTTGCTACTCTGAGCATGAGTATTTTGAGATTGTAGAATCTCATATCATCAAGGTAGAGCCGCACATTCTGGGTGATATTCCCATCATCGAATATCCTCTGAACATTGCCCGTATCGGTGCGTTTGAGTTGGTTATCCCGCTCCTTGACGCAATCAACCTTACGGATAGTAACCGCCAGGATGGTGTTGAACAGTTCATCCAGGCACTCATGCTTTTTCATAACGTAGACATTTCGTCTGACGATTATGAGAAGCTGAGAGAGGAAGGGGCTATTAAGTTCCGGGATATTGACCCTCAGTTGAAAGCCGAAGTATCTTATCTGACCAGTACTCTGAACCAGGGCGAAACGCAAACCCTGGTTGACCATATGTACCAGACGGTATTGACTATCTGTGGTATGCCGAACCGCAACGGTGGTACGTCTACCAGTGATACCGGGTCTGCGGTCATTATGAGAGATGGTTGGTCTGCTGCGGAAGCAAGAGCAAAGGACAGCGAATTGATGTTCAAGAAGAGTGAGAGGATTTTCCTCAAGCTGATTCTGAATATCTGCAAAACTCTGAAAGGCATGGACTTGAAGGTTTGCAATATTGAAATTCGCTTTACCCGAAGAAATTACGAAAACATTCTGCAAAAAGCCCAGGTGCTTGACCTTATGTTGAAGAACAGTAAGATTCATCCACGGCTTGCTTTTGAACATTGCGGACTGTTTGTTGATTCTGACCTGGCATACACATTAAGTGCGGAATATGCAGAGGAACAGGAGAAGAAAGCACAGGAGTTGCTTGAAAAGCAGAATACGGAAAAGGAGGATGAAACCGATGACTCCAACACTAACAAAGGAAATGGTACAGCAGGTGGAAACGCTGCTCAAGCACGGCAGCAGAGTGGAAGTGCTGATTGAGCAGGGCAAGGTTACGATTGTTGAAATCAAACGCAAGATGAGAATGAAAGAGTAACACCAGGACAGAGGTTCTGGTGAGTCCAATGGGACTGTGAGTGACGAACTCATAGTCCCTTTTTATTTTGCCTATGAATAATACATTTTCAGCTTATATTGCTGCGTTTGATGAACTCAACATTCTGACTTCCACCAGTTATTACTCCGCTTCTGGGAAGGATATGACCTCAAAGGTTGCTCAGATTGCGGATGACATTTTATCACTACTCATCCGGGCTTATCAGCAGGGCATTACAGCCACGGCAGATATGCTTGCCTGTGATTTGACCGTAGACGTGGATTCCATGGAGGAAGCCATTTATGAGGTGATAGACGGTAAAACCTTTGAGGACAGAATCGCTGACCATGTGATAGCCGGGGATTTGTCGGGCTTACAGACGTTAGTCGAATCTGAATATCACAGGGTATTCAATGCAGCGGAAGAGGATGGAGCCTATGAGTTCCAGTCCACAAGAGGACTGGGAGTTTCAAAGAAATGGGTGACTGTCCGGGATGAAGCCGTTCGGGATACTCACAAATACCTGGAAGGTGTAAGCGTGGCTCTGGACGAAGAGTTTTATACCTTTGATGGTGACCATGCTTCCAGACCGGGTGAGTTCACTAAGGCAGAGAACAATGTGAACTGCCGTTGTGTACTGAAACTTGAAACTGATACTTCGCAGGATTGACCTGCTTGTATGGTGAGGGAACACCTAAAAACGCACACTCAGACAAGAGGATAAAACAGAAGAACATGGTGAGGGAACACCTTAAAACGCAAGGAGGACTTTATTATGAGTTATTTAAGTGATTTGCTTGGAGATTCCTACAAGGAAGGTATGACTGAGGAAGAGATTTCTACGGCTTTACAGGCTGCGGGTGCAGGTCAGAATAATGACGCTGAAATCAATCGTCTGAAAACACAGCTTTCTAAAGCCAATTCCGAAGCTGCTGACTACAAGAAGCAGTTAAGAGGTAAGCAGACTGCCGATGAAGCCGCTGCCGCCGAACAGAAAGCAACCATGGATAAACTGACCCAGGAGAATACCGATTTGAAGCGTTCTATCGCTCTGGTAGACAAAAAGACCAAACTGGTAGCTATGGGCTACGATGAGAAACTTGCTGACAGTACTGCAATCGCAATGGTTGACGGCGATATGGACACGGTTATGAAGAACCAGGCTACGTTCAATGAGTCCCGTGAAAAGGCAATTCGTGCTGAACAGATGAAGAAAACTCCCAGACCTGCTGCGGGTTCTGATGGGACGGGCGGCATGGATTACGCTAAGAAAATCGAAGAAGCGCAGGCAAGCGGCGATTTGACCGCAGTTGCCTACTATACACGTCTGAAAGCGCAGGATGAAGCGAATCAGATGAAAGAGTAAAAATCGGAGGTAAAAGACAATGGCAGATACGTTTGCAACCAGTTTTGGCGTTCTGAATTATTCTGGAATGCTGTTTAACAAGGGTAACGTGCGTACCCCGCTTTCTTCCATCATCGGTAGCAAGGCGAAAACCACGAATCATGTAGAGTTCGTTACTGGACAGGAGTACACCTCTAACGGTAATGGCTCTCAGCCTGCAATCAGTGAGAGTGCTTCTCTGACTGCCCCGAACGCTGATGTTGTGACCCGTTCTCAGAAAACGAACGTCACTCAGATTTTCCAGGAGTCCGTAGGTATCTCTTACGGTAAGCAGAGCAATATGGGTACTCTGAGTGGTATCAATATCGCAGAGCAGCAGGCAAACCCGATGAGCGAACTGGACTTCCAGGTTGCCGCTAAGATTCAGAAGGTCAACCGTGATATTGAGTACACCTTTATCAACGGTGAGTATAACAAGGCTACTTCTGATACTGAGGTGAACAAGACCCGTGGTCTGGTGAATGCTATCACCACTAACACTATGGCAATGACTAAGAAGCCCCTGGGTCTGTGGGACATTGCAGACATGGTGAAGAAGATTTACGGTGCGAATGCTCCGACTGACGGTCTTGTACTGTGGTGTGACGCTGTGACTCTGTTCCAGGTCAATGCAGACGCTGTTCAGAATGGTCTGACAGTGGTTCCTGCTGCCCGTGAGATTAACGGTATTGCCCTTTCCAGTGTGGTAACCCCTATCGGTGTTGTTTACCTGTATCTGGGTGAGTGCCTGCCTGCGGGTACGGCAATGCTTCTGAACCTTGATGTTCTGGCTCCTGTTTATCAGCCTGTTCCGGGTAAGGGTAACTTCTTCCTGGAGCCGCTTGCTAAGACGGGTGCGGGTGAGAAGTATCAGCTTTTCGGTCAGATTGGTCTTGACCATGGTCCCGAATGGTATCACGGCAAGTTCACTGGTATTTCTACTACCTTTGAGAAGCCGACCTACAGCCGTTCTGTTTATGTGGCGAATGCCGCTGACATTGGCAAGACTACGGGCTAATGAAGAGTAAAAGGAGGTGGACAACATGACCGATGAAGAGAAACTGACCATGCTTAAAAGCATGACAGAGGAAACGGATAACGATGTGTTGTCCACTTACCTCACTTTAGCGAAAGGGGTAGTGCTTTCCCGTGCCTACCCTTATACGGAAGAAGATAAAGTTCCTGCAAAATATGACACGGTTCATGTTGAGATTGCCGCTTATATGCTGAATAAGCGTGGGGCAGAGGGTGAAACAGCACACAGCGAAAACGGCGTTTCCCGTTCTTATGAAGATGGTGACATTCCCCCTACCCTGCTGCGGCGAATCCTTCCTATGGCGGGGGTGATTCTATGAAGCTGATGAAGCGCAATCTCAAGCCCGTGCATTACTGCCTGTACAAAGGTAGGGAGCCACTTCTGGACGATGACGGGAATGAAACAGGTGAATACCAGGTGGGCTATGAAAGCCCCGTTGAACTGCAATGCAGTGTTTCACCTGCGACTGGATATGCCCAGGTGAATATGTTCGGTAACTTAGAGTCCTATGACAAGGTACTCATTACTGATGATACAAATTGCCCCATTGACGAAAACACTCTGCTCTTTGTGGATAAGGAGCCAGAGTTCGGAAATGACGGCAATCCTCTCTGTGACTATAGGGTACGGCGTGTTGCAAAGTCCCTTAACAGTATCTCTTATGCTATTAGCAAGGTGACCGTATCGTGAGCAAGCGTGTTATCAAAGTTACGTTATCTGAAAAGAGCATTGACAATGCCATTAAAGAACTCAAGAACTACAAGACGTGGTTGAAAGAGTGTACTGAAAAATTCATACAAGCCCTTGGCGAAGAGGGAGTCCAGGTAGCTACAGCAAAGTTCCAAACAGCCGTCTATGACGGTACGAATGATGTGAGCGTATCTGTAGAGAGCAGGGATACCAACAAAGTAGCCGTGGTAGCTGTAGGAAGTTCAGTCCTCTTTATTGAGTTTGGTACAGGTGTCAAGTACCCAGATAATCACCCGGAAGCAGGTAAGAACGGTTTCACCCGTGGTGGCTACGGTTATAAACTGGGACGGCTTGAAAAGGGATGGCGATACACTGGTGACCCTGGTTCTAACGGTGAAGTTATTACCACGGGAAAACACGCAGGTGAAGTTCATACCTACGGTAACCCTGCAAACATGAGTATGTACGAAACAGTCAGAGAGTTGGAAGAGAAATTTGCAGAGATAGCAAGGAGGTGTTACACATGATTGACTGCGAAAACGAAGTCTATACAAGGCTTGCAAAAATCTTGAGAGAGAAATTTCCTAAGATTGATATTGCCAGTGAATATGTGAAATCACCTTCTTCTTTTCCTCATGTGAGTATTACCCAGAGTGACTGCTATATCCCTACGGAGTGGCAGGACAGCAGCATGAAAGAGAATATGGTCATTGCCATGTTTGAAATCAATGTCTACTCCAATAAAGCAGAGGGTAAGAAAACAGAATGCAAGAAGATTATCAAAGAAATCAATGACGCATTGTACTCCATGAATTTTAGGCGCACGGCTATGACCCCGGTTCCGAACATGGAGGACGCAACAATCTATCGGATTACAGCCCGCTTCCGTGTGGCAACCGATGGAAAACACTTTTACAGGAGGTAAGTGAAATGGCTACAAGTACTTATATGACTTTCCTCATGCACAAGAAGGAAACGGCATGGGAGAAGCTGCTTGACATTACTGAGTTCCCCGACCTGGGCGGTGACCCGGAACTGCTTGAAACCACCACTCTGTCTGACAAAATGCAGACCTATGTGAATGGTGTCCAGAGCAATGACGGCATGACCTTTAATGCCAACTATGACCACACTGAGTACAAGGCTCTGAAAGCCCTTGAGGGCAAGAACGAGGAATACGCAGTATGGTTCGGTGGCACTGAGACTGCAAGTTCCCCGACTCCTACGGGTTCTGAGGGTAAGTTCAAGTTCGCAGGCGAACTGTCCGTCTACGTTACTGGCGGCGGCGTGAATGAGGTTCGTGGTATGGCGATTACGATTGCCCCGTCCACTCCTATCACTGAGGACGAAGAGTAAGATTACATTTAATTTTGAGAATTAAAGGAGAGTTGAGCAATGGCTAAACAGATTGTTTTTACCTATGAAGATAAGGAATACACGCTTGAGTTTACCAGGCGTACTGTCAAGCAGATGGAGGATGAGGGCTTTGTTGCACAGGACATTGACCGTAAGCCGATGACTCTGCTTCCTGCTCTTTTTGCAGGTGCATTCAAGGCGCACCATCGTTTCGTGAAGCAGGATGTGATTGACAAGATTTATGCGGGTATGCCCCATAAGGACGAACTGATTGGTAAGTTGGCAGAAATGTACAATGACCCGATTGTGACTCTGATGGAGGAACCCGATGAGAAAGCGGTAAAAAACGTGAGTTGGGAAGCGAACTGGTAACGGGTTCGGACTCCCAGGCTGCAACGGGCGGCGGCAACCGCCGCTTGCCCGTTGTTTATCGTTACGGGGAAACTTTTGAAAAACTCTGCGGTTATTACATGAGTCTGGGTATGGGCTATCACGATTACTGGGATGGTGATTGTGAGATGGCACGGTACTACAGGGATATGGATGAAAAGGTCAAAGAGCGGCAGAATGAAGCCCTCTGGTTACAAGGTCTGTATTTCTATGAAGCGCTGGTTGACGCTTCCCCGGTACTGAACGCTATGAGTAAAAAGCATAAGCCTATTCCTTACAGGCAGGCTCCGATTCCTCTCACCGAAGCACGTCATAGACAGCAACAGGAGGAAGAGAATCACAAGAAGCTGAATGCAGGTAAGGAAGCCATGAAGCAGATAATGGCAGGGGTTAATTCAAAATTCAAACGGAAGGAGGAATAAATCATGGCAGTTGAGATTGAAGGTCTTGAGTTTCAAATTGAAGCGAAGTCTGAAAATGCCGCTAAAGGTGTAGACGCTCTGATTAACAGCTTCAATAAGCTGAAAGCAGCAACCAAAGGCGGCGCAGGTCTGAACAATATCAGCAAGAAACTGGACGCAATCAGTAATGCAAAGCTGAGTATGTCCGGGATTGAGAAGATTGAAGATTTGACAAAAAGCCTTAATTCTCTGAGCAATGTCAAGATTTCCTCCACAATCTCTAAGAGACTAACTGAAATCGGTGCTTCTCTGGATAGTCTGGACTTGTCTGGTGTGGAAAAGGTTGAAGCACTCAGCACTGCTCTACAGAATATGCAGGGCATTCAGATTCCGAATATGAGAAACCTTACTGGGAACCAGACAGCTACGCCTGCCGGGACTGCTACCCCTGCTGCGGCAGCAACGAACGCTACTTCGGCGGCAACCTCTGGTGTTACTCAGTATACTTCACAGGTTACGGCAGCAACCAGTGCCACTCACAATTTCGTATCTTCGCTTGGTAAAGTGGCAGGTGCAGTGGGCGGATTTACGGGTATTACATATCCGTTCGTACAGGCGAAAAATGCACTGGGCGCACTTCCTGCCAAAATCAAAGAAGTGGTGGGAAACCTGGGAACGCTCTATCAGCAGTTTGTTAATATGGGCGGTGTTCTGGGTCTGTTCGGGAGAAGTATCAAAGCGGTTGCTTCTACGCTGGGTTCTAAGTTGGCTGCGGGCATGAAGAATGTAACCTCTAACCTCAAGAAGATGAACCCGGTGGCTCAGATTGCGAACGGGAAGTTGGGTCAGTTGTTCTCTTCCTTAAAGCGTATTGCAATGTACCGTGCAATTCGATTCTTCTTTGCACAGCTTACGGCTGCAATGAAGGAAGGTATTCAGAATTTGTATATGTACAGTTCCCTCATGGGCGGTACGTTCAAGGGAAGTATGGACAGTCTGGCAACCAGTTTCCAGTACCTCAAGAACAGCATGGGTGCTATGGTTGCTCCGCTCATCAATATGATTGCTCCTGCGGTGGACGCTCTGATTGATAAGTTTGCAGCACTGCTGAATATTGTCAATCAGTTTTTCGCCCGTCTGTCTGGTGCAACTACCTTCACGAAAGCGAAGAAAGCGGCAGCTTCCTATGGAGATTCTATCTCTGGTGCGGGTAAGTCTGCGAAGAAAGCAGCGAAGGATATTAAGGACGCTACGGTTGGCATTGATGAATTGAACATCATCAGTAAGAACAATAGCGGAAGCGGCTCTGGTGGCAAGAACTACGGTGATATGTTTGAAACCGTGCCGATTGATAGTAGCATTTCCGAATTTACTGACAAGCTGAAAGCAGCACTGGACGCAGGTGACTGGAAAACCCTGGGTACTCTACTGGGTGAAAAGTTCAATGAGATTGTGGATAGCATTGATTGGTCTGGTATCGGTCACAAGATTGGATACGGACTGAACGGTGCAATACAGACAGCATACTGGTTCCTAAAGACAGCGGACTTCAAGAACCTGGGCAACCATATAGCGGAATTGTTCAACGGAATGTTGGAAGAGATAGATTTCACTTATGTGGGTAGGTTTCTTGTCCGTATCTTCACATCTGGTCTGGACTTCTTAATCGGAGGTCTTGGCGGTTTGAATTGGAGCCTTGTGGGAAAGAGCATTGGCGATTTCTTGAAGGGTGCATTCAATGAAGCCCAGGAGTGGATTGCAAGCTATGACTGGAACAAGATGGGCAAAGACCTGTGGAAGAATCTCAAGGCTTGTATTAAGGGCATTGACTTTGCAGGTGTGGCACAGAGTTTCTTTAAGTTACTGGGTTCGGCTCTGGCGGCTGCGGTTAGCTTTATCGCAGGTTTCGTGCAGGGTATCTGGGAGGACATTACTGGGTATTTCCAGGAATATCTCACCAATGATGACGGCACGAAAAAGTGCGGTCTTGACTGGGTAGCGGGTCTGCTTGAGGGTATCTGGGACGGCATTAAGAATATCGGCAAGTGGATTAAGGAGAACGTATTTGACCCGTTCATTGACGGATTCAAAGAGTGCTTCGGTATTCACTCTCCTTCTACAGTGATGAAGGAGATGGGCGGTTATGTTGTCGAAGGTTTCTTACAGGGACTTAATAAGTTCAGTGAGATTGCAGGCAAGGTTAAGGAATGGGCAGGCAAGGTCATTGAGTGGTTCACGAAGGGTGAGGACGGCAAGGGTATTGTTGAACATTTCAAGGAAATCGGCGGCAATATCGTAAGCGGCTTCAAAGACAAGGTTGGGGGTACTTATACCACGGTCAAGTCTAACGTGACCACCTGGGCAAGCAAAGTGAAAGACTGGTTCAGCAACAACTCTTTTGGTGGAGTAAACAGCGATACTTTCAGTACCTTTGCGAACAACACGATTGAAGGTTTCCGAACCAAAGTCGGTAGTGCCTATACCAACACTAAAACGAATGTGACCACCTGGGCAAGTAAGGTCAAGGAATGGTTCACCAATAGTTCCTTCGGTGGCGTAAACTCTACGAACTTCCAGACGTTTGCCGGGAATGTCATTGAGGGCTTCCGTACAAAGGTAGGTTCTGCCTACACCACTACGAAGTCCAACATGGTTACCTGGGCTACGAATGTGAAGGAGTGGTTTACGAACAGCGGCTTCGGCGGTGTGAACTCCGCAAACTTCCAGACCTTTGCAAACAATGTGGTGACCGGGTTCAAGGATAAGATTGGTTCTGCGTATGTGAATACGAAGAGCAATATGACCACCTGGGCAACCAATGTGAAGAACTGGTTCTCTGGTATTGCTTCCGCTTCTGCATTCTCTGGCTTCGCAACCAGTGTGGTTGATGGATTCAAGAACAGAATTGGCGGCTACTACACTGCGGCACAGGGTAACATGAGTACCTTCGGTAGCAGAGTGAAGAGTTGGTTCACAGCACATTGCTCCTACAACGGTTTCTACAATGTAGCTTCTGACGTAGTGAGTGGTTTTAAGAACGGTATCGGTGAATTGTACCATACTTGCAAAAGCACAATCTCTTCCTGGGGTAGTTCAATCATTTCCTGGTTCAAGGACAAGTTGGACGTGAACTCCCCGTCTAAGGTCTTTTATGAGATTGGTGGTTTTGCCGTTGCAGGTTTCAACAATGCGATTGCCCAGGTTGGTAAGAGTACGAAGTCTGTAGTCGGCACATGGGCTGATTCCTTCACGAATTTCAGTCCGACAATGGCACTGGCAGTTGATACTTCTGCTCTGAAATATTATGACTCTGCCGCATTCTCCCGGTCTATTTCTTCTAACGTACAGAGCAGCACGGAGGTTTCCGCAACGGGCTTCCGTGAAGCCATGGAGGATTTCTACCATGAGTACGTTGAACCGACCATGGTTCAGATGGCTGATGATATGCGTAGGCAGGCTGATAAGGAAGAGAAAACCGTGGTGCAGGTTGGTAACCGTGTGGTGACTGACGCTGTGACCACTCAGAAGAAAGCCAATGGCTATAGCTTTACGGGATAAGGAGGTAATGTGTAATGGCTTATCTGGCAATCAACGGTTATGCGTTACCTCCCTGCAAGAGAGGTGTCACCCCTACGGTGACCACTCTTGTAGATTCCGGGCGTAACGCAAACGGTACGGTGGTGGGTCAGCGTATCGGACGTGACCAGTACAAGATTGACAATCTGGAATGGTCATGGCTCACTGCCGAACAGTGGTCAAAGATACTGAGTATCCTTGATAACTTCTTTGTAAATGTAACTTTTATTGACCCTGTAAGCAATGCACCTAAGACCATCAAAATGTACTGTGGCAACCGAACGGCTGAACCCTACTGGGTAGATGAGGACGGTCACCCGACACACTACAGGAATTGCAAGGTGAATCTGATTGACGTAGGAGAGTGATTTTATGCAAAAGGTATCCAAAGAGTATAAGGCAAGCATGAAAGACTCCCTCCGTGAGAGAGCATACATAATGATTTCTTTCGGAGTTGTCAACCAGGAAGCGCAGGCGAAAGCCAAAGTAGACAGCGGAGAGTTTGCCTACTTCTCCAACCCGGACAACCTGTTCAATGAGGGAACTGACGATGTGGTGTACGCCACTTTGGAAGAGAACTTTACCAGGGTTGACGGTTCCATGTATTTTCTCCCACGGAACAAGCCGGGAGCAATGTTCTACAACACAGGGTTGGTAGGAAAGAATCTGGTATCGGACGGACTGTATGAAGTAACCATAAACCTTCATGCGGCTCCGACTGATTTCAGAGGTATCACGATTAACTTCGGTGAGAATTATCCTACTGATTTCGATTTTGTCACTAATACCGGGCAAAAGGTTGAGTTCCGGGATAATGACAAAGCTGTTTTTACTACAGAGGAAGTGCTTGAGAATGTAACCACACTGACTCTGGTGATTCATAAAATGAAGAACCTACGAAGCAGGCTGCGTATCTACTCCTTCCGTTTCGGTTACGGACTGGTGTACTACAACGATTCTGTTATGAGTTCTTCGCTTGAGAGTTATGTCAGTCCGATTGGTGCTGACATTCCTCAGATTGATTTCTCAGTAACGCTGAAAAACTATGACAAGTATTTCAACGTGGATAACCCGAAATCGGCTATCAACTTCCTGGAAACTGGACAGGAGATGGACATTTACTACGGGTATCAGCTTCCGAACTCTGATGAAATCGAATGGGTCAGAGGAAATCACCTGCTCTGTTCTGAGTGGGAGTCCGATGACTACACGGCAACAATCCGTTGCCAGGACGTGTTCCGTAACATGGACACGGAGTATTACAAAGGACTGTATGCTCCGAACGGCAAAAGCTATTATGACCTGGCGATTGAGGTTCTGGAAGCTGCCGGGGAGAAAGATTACTATGTTGACCCCAGACTCAAGAAGCTGTATACGAAGAACCCCATCCCCCGTGTTTCCTGCAAGGAAGCATTACAGATTATAGCCAATGCCTGCCGCTGTGTTCTGTCACAGTCCAGAGTCGGTACGATTCAGATTAAATCATCTTTCGTCCCGGAAGCTGCGGCAAGCAGCAATGGTGAAACCGATTACTCCCACGTTGCGAAGATTCTGACGGATGATACCAAAGATGAGTATGCAACACTGGCAAGTAACTACACCACGGCAGACGGGACAATGTTCTTCCTGCCACGGGCGGCAAGTAAGAGGACGCTGAACACAGGCTTTATCTCAGAACAGCAGTCTGACGCTGACGGTAAGTTTACTACAAACCCTATGGTAACTATCGTGCAGGAAGCCGCCTGTATGTACTACGGTGTGAAGTTCGTGTTCGGTAATACCCTTCCTTCGGGAATGGTCATTCGTACCTACAACAATAACGAACTGGTTACTGAGTATGAGGTGGAAGAAGAGATTACAAAGACACTGGTGATTCTTCGGGACTTTGATGATTTCGACACCATGAAGATTGAGTTCACGGGAACGGCAGAGCCGTACAACCGTATTGTGCTTAACAACTTCGCTTTCGGTGATGTGACTGACTTCACTATGGAGCGGCAGGACATGACTTCTTCCCCGAAAGCCATTAAGCAGGAGTTGGTCAAAGAGGTCATCGTACCTTGCTACAGTTATCAGCCGGGTAATGCCGAAGAGAGTCTTGTCAGTGAGGATATTACCGTGAAGTCGGGTGATGTGGAAACCTTCTATGTGGGTGAACCGTCCTACAACTTCCGGGCAACACTGGACGAAAGTGCCAGTGGTGTGAGTATCACTGCATGGGGTAACTACTATGTGACAGTCAAATTCTCTAAGACAGGAACCTTCCGTCTGGAAATTCTGGGCTATCGGTACAAAATCGTAGAGCGATATGCCACGAAGTCACTGAACAGCAGAGGTAAGTCTGTAAAATGGGCGAACCCGCTTATCAGTGATATGGCGATTGCTACGGAACTGGCTGAATGGATTGGTGACTATTATACCGCAGGTATTGAGTATGAGTACGATACCAGAGGTAACCCGGAGATTGACGCAAACGATATTGTGTACCAGGAGAATGAGTTCCATGACGGAATGAAGGTGAATATCTATCGGCACACAATCAACTTTGACCAGGCGTTCAGCGGCAAGGTGACCGCAAGACGTGTATCCAGTTAGGAGGTGACGGAAGATGGTATGGGAAACACCTAAGACCGATTGGCACGGAAGTACAAATTCAGAAGGTGTTTATACGGGTGACAGGTTCAATGCTTCGGATTTCAACCGTATCAAGAACAATCTGACGTTCCTCCGGGATATGGCAATCAAGCTGTATAAGGAGTTCTCCCTTGTAAGCCTGGGTGATGACAGAGTACCAGGTGATTACTTCTATGCTGATGAAATCAATCAGCTTGAAGAAAATCTGGAAACCCTCAACACCAACACTCTCAGAATGTCTTACGGGTCTGCACCCGTTTATAACGATAACGGGACTACGATGGATTTCAATGAACTGAATCGTTTGGAGGGTGCAACCTTAGACCTGTATGACAGACTCACGAATGAGAGTGAAGGAAGGAGGATGTTTACATGGAATTTCGGAATGAAGGGAGGGGACTTGTAAATGGCATGGAAACTTTTACCTGTTGACTATACGGACGCTGTGTGGGCGGGTTTGAAGAGATACAACCAGATTAACAACGAAGATGGTTCAGTATCCTTCCAGGACATTACGGCTTATACCGGGAAAGAGAAATCTTTCTTCGGGGCAAAAGACGCTAACCGCATGAATGAAGCCCTCAACACCATTATGAGCATGGTGGAGAATGGAACAGACCTGTATACCGCTTTCCAGAATTATTTTGCAGAGCAGAAAACTTTGTTTGAGCAGGAAGCTGATTCCAAAGCAACGGAGTTTGACAACTATACGGATAATCTGGAACAGGAATATAAGGCAAGCATGGCGGCTTTTGAGAGTCAGCAGCAGCAAATTTACAATGCCTGGTTCCAGGCTATGAAAGACCAGTTGAGTAAGGACGCTGCGGGCAACCTGCAAAATCAGTGTACTGAACTGGATGAGCGTTTGACCCTGCTTGAGCAGATGACAATGCAGAATGACTTCTCTGCTCCGCTTGCTACAGATGATGAAGCAATCACGCTGATTGTGGATGATCTGGACTATGCGATTTTGGCAGATTGGAAATACAAGGAGGAATAAAAGATGGCAACTATTAGTGTTCAGACGAAAAAGTTTGCAGACCTGGAAGCGATTCTGTCCGTTACGGGTACTGAGCAGATGTTGATTCACGATGGTAACGGCGTGAAGGTCATTACCGTGAAGAATCTTCATAAGGGTTTGCAGGCTGACATTGACGCAATACAGAATGTGATTGCAGATGGTGCAGGCGCACATAACAGTATTTACCGTGGAAAGAATCTGGGTACTTCTGTTACGGCAGAGCAGTACAAGGCAATTTCCGATGGTACGTTTGCAGGTCTGTATGTTGGCGATTACTGGGTTATCAGTGGTGTGACTTACCGCATTGCGGGTTTTGATTATTACCTGCATAACGGTGATACCGATATTACGAAACACCATGTGGTGATTGTACCAGATGAGAATATGGGTTCTGCTCAGATGAATACCACCAATACCACTACGGGTGGTTATGTTGGTTCGGCTATGTACAAGGCTAATCTAAATGCGGCTAAGACCAAAATCAAGTCTGCGTTCAGCGGTCATGTACTCAGTCATCGTGTTTATCTGACAAATGCCGTATCTAACGGCGCACCTTCTGGCGGTGCATGGTTTGATAGCGAAGTCGAACTTATGACAGAGCGTATGGTTTATGGCTGTCCTGTTCATTCGCCTATGGGTGACGGTCAGAAAGACCCGTGGAGCGCAATGCACAATTATACCGTGGAAAAATCTCAGCTTCCGTTGTTTGCCCTCAACCCGGCTGCGATTGCTACACGATATGACTACTGGCTAAGAGATGTGGTCACCGCCGCTTACTTCGCTTGTGTGAACGCCAGCGGGAGTGCGGACTTTTTCAACGCCTCTTACTCTCGTGGCGTTCGCCCCGCTTTCTGTATCTGTTAATCGAAAATCTGCACCCCCTTGTGGGGTGCAGTAGAAAGGAACTAATGAAATGTCAGTATTGAAAAGCAAACGGAAACCCTCTCAGTTTGAGGTGTTTCACCATCTCAATAAAGTTAGAAAAGAGGTTACTGATTTGCTGCTCCGTGACTTTGGCTACAGCAAACGAAAGGCGGCACAACGTCTTGAAAAGAAATTCAGCGGGCGAAGCTACGAAGAACTTACTGACGTTGAGAAAGAGATTTATGACCATTTCCGCAAACAGCAGGAAGCCTTTGACACCTGGTTTATTGAGGATGAGCGGAAAGCTGTAGTCGATTGTCTGAGGTCTATCGGTGAACACGTCTACACTGCGAACAGTATTTATCCCACCTATTATGAAGAGTTGGTGGAGCGGCGTGTTCATCAAGACCTGGCAATCGGTCAGTGTTACCGACTGGTACAGGAACTACAGTATGCAATAGAAACTCTCCCAGTGGATGTCAATTCTTTCTTGAGGTTCGGTGAGGATATTCAAAGAGAAATAGACCTTATCAAAGGTTGGCGTAAATCTGATAACAAGTTCAAAGGGGCAATCTCTGCAACCGCCGCTAACTTCGCTAATGTGAACAACAACGGGAATGCGAACAATAACAACGCTTCTAACTCTAATGGCGTTCGCCCCGATTTCGATACTCCGATTAAATAGCCACTTGAGCGTTTCGGAGTAAGAGAAAGGAGAGATTGTCCTTCCTATGATGGTAAATACCAAACACGATACTACTTCTTACGAGAATTGTAGTTGTCAACGTGAAATATATGACGGCAATGCGTTGTATGACGCTTATCTTAGAGCAAAGAGTGGGAGTGATTGGAAACCGCAGGTTCAGCGGTATGAAATGGCATACCTTCTGGACTTGTCCAAAATGCAAAGAGAGTTGAAAGAACATACCTACGAATTTCAACCCTGTAGTAGTTTCCCTCTGAATGAACGGGGTAAGACCCGCTTTATTACGGGCGAACAGATACGGGATAGAATTGCCAAACATTCTTTATGTGATGAAGTCTTGACTCCCGCAATTAAAGACCACCTCATCTACGATAATGGCGCAAGCCAGAAAGGTAAAGGAATTGACTTTACCCGCCGCAGGTTGGAAGCGCACCTGCACAGGTTCTTCCGGGAGAATCAGAGCAACAACGGTTATATCTTGCTGATGGATTTCTCAAAGTACTATGACAACATTCGACATGACAAACTCATGGAGTTGTTTGAAAAGTACGTTGATGACGATACAGCACTCTGGTTCCTGGAAAAGATTGTAGACAATGAGAAGGTGGATGTGTCCTATATGAATGATGAAGAATATGAGTCCGCTATGGACGATGTATTCAATTCACTGGAACACGAAAAGGTTGACAAGAACCTGCTGACCGGGAAGAAGTTCTTGCGAAAGCACTTGAACATTGGTGACCAGGTAGCGCAGGACGCAGGGATTGCTTATCCCATACCGATTGACAACTACATAAAGATTGTAAAAAGCGTGAAATTTTATGGCAGATATATGGATGACAGTTATGTGATTCACAAAGATAAGGAGTTTCTGAAAGGGCTGCTTATAGAGATTGTGGAAATCGCACATGACCTGGGTATTACCGTGAATCTTCGGAAAACCAGAATATGCAAACTGTCTGAAATGTGGAGGTTTCTACAGATTCAGTATTCGCTTACTGATACCGGGCGGGTGATTCACAAGATTCATCCGAAACGGCTTACAGGTATGAGAAGAAAGGCTAAGAAACTGGCACTCATTCTCTCAGAGAAGGATTTCGATGACTGGTTTAGGTCTTGGTTCAATGGTCACTGCCACTACATGAGCAAGCTACAAAGGTCAAATATGTTAGACCTTTGCAAGAAATTAAAGGAGGAACACTACTATGGTAAAACTGATTTTAGCTGACGGCACGGAACTCAAGGGGTTCAAGCAGAATGGTAACAACTATGTCAGCAAGACTGAGGTTGATGTGTCCGTATTTGAGGACAATCTGTCCACTCTTACGATTGTGGATGGTGACACTCAGATGGTCATGCACCACGCTGAACTGATTCAGCAGGTTCAGTATGCTGACGGTTGGTATCTCTGCTTCCGTGAAAAGACTGAGCAGGAAATGCGTTATGCCGAACTCACGGGCAAATTTGAGTACCTGGCAATGATGACTGGCATAGATATGGAGGTGTAAATCATGGAACACAGCAAGAATTTCAAGAAGGTTAAGGAGTTCTACAAAAACGGTATCTGGTCTAAAAAGATGGCGTGGAACGCAGTAGGCAAGTGGATTACCCCGGAAGAGTACAAGGAAATCACCGGGGAGGATTACAACAAGGAGGGCTAAGATTATGAAAGAATGGATTTGTACTGCAATCGGAGTTGCGGGTAGCTTTATTGCTTCCCTGTTTGGCGGTTGGGACGCTGCTCTGGCAACCCTGGTTATCTTCATGGCGATTGACTATATTACAGGTCTGATTGTCGCAGGCGTGTTCCATAACAGCGGCAAGACTGAGAATGGTGCGCTTGAGAGCCGTGCAGGTTGGAAAGGGCTGTGCCGTAAGGGTGTTTCCCTTCTGGTGGTTCTGGTTGCCTGCCGCCTGGATTTAATTACTGGTACTAATTTTATTCGTGACGCTGTGGTTATTGCATTCGTGGCAAACGAAACTATCTCCATCGTGGAGAACGCAGGACTCATGGGTATCAATATTCCCCCGGCTATTACTGCCGCTATTGAAGTACTCAAAAAGAAGTCCGATACTGACAACGGCGCAAACTAAGGCGGGAGAGAGAGGGTTTGCCCTCTCTCCGATAAAGGAGTGATGACCTATGACTACCCAGGAGTTTATTGACAGTATTGCCGGGTACATTAAGAAATATGCTGCCGCTTACAATATATGCGTGTTCAGCCCGATTATTGCCCAGGCGATTCTTGAGAGTAACAAAGGTACGTCTGAACTGGCAGTCAACGCTCATAACTACTTTGGCTTGAAGTATCGCAAAGGACGCTGCAAGACCTGCGTGGGTGTTTACCACAAAGTAGGCAGTGAGCAGAACCCAGACGGAACCTACACCAGTTCCGCTATGGAATGGTGCAAGTTTGGAAGCATGGAAGATGGTATCATCGGGTATTTTGATTTCACCAACATTTCTGCTTATTCCAATTTGAAGGGTGTGACTGACCCCAGACAGTACCTTGAGAATATCAAAGCTGACGGGTATGCAACCTCTCTGAAATATGTGGACAACCTTATGGCTGTCATTGAGAGGTATGACCTCACCCGATATGACAAGGAGGAAATGAAAATGAGTAACAGTTCTCTGGTGTCCTACACCAAAATCTCACCTAACAAAAACAGTCCCCGCAATCATGCGATTGACCGTATTACCCCGCACTGTGTAGTCGGTCAGCTTTCTGCGGAGAGTATCTGCGGTTGCTTCACCAGTCCTTCCCGACAGGCAAGCTGCAACTACGGCATTGGTTATGACGGCAGAATCTCTCTCTGTGTGGAAGAGAAAGACCGCTCCTGGTGTTCTTCCAGTTCTGCGAATGACCATCGTGCCGTGACCATCGAATGTGCGTCTGACAAGACTCACCCTTACGCTATGACGAACGCTGTATATGCTTCCCTCATCAACCTTTGCGTGGACATTTGCAAGCGCAACGGTAAAAAGAAGCTGCTCTGGTTCGGTGACAAGAACAAGACTCTGGCGTACAACCCGAAGTCTGATGAGATGGTTCTGACTGTACATAGATGGTTTGCAAACAAGTCTTGTCCCGGTGACTGGCTCTATTCCCGTATGAGTGACCTGGCGGCAAAGGTTACTGCCCGTCTGGGCGGCAGCACTGCCGAAGAGAAGCCTGCAAGCACTACCACACTGTACCGTGTCCGCAAGACCTGGGCTGATAGTGCTTCCCAGAAGGGTGCATTCTCTTCCCTGGCGAATGCGAAAGCCTGTGCAGACAAGAACCCCGGATACAAGGTGTTTGATGGTTTGGGGAATGCTGTGTACCCTGCGGAGAGCAAGCCTGCATTCTCTCCGTATAGAGTAAAGGTTACAGCTTCGGTTCTGAATATCCGTAAGGGTGCAGGTACGAATTACGCCCTGGCAGGCTCCATCCGCAACGGTGGTGTTTATACCATCGTGCAGGAAAGCACTGGGCAGGGCGCAACAAAGTGGGGTAAGCTGAAATCTGGCGCAGGGTGGATTTCTCTGGACTACACCACGAAGGTATCATAATCCCAGAATCGCTTCCAGGAATGGGACTTCAATCTACAGTGGAACGTGTGAATTAGCAGGTTTCCTGTGATTGTTGGATTTGCACTCATACCTGGTGGTATGTTGCTCCCACCATTATTAATACATTTCTGGAAAGCTACAACTTAAAAGGTAAGACCATCATCCCCTTTGCCACCTCCGGCGGCAGCGGCATGGGTAAGACCAATGAAAAACTTGCGCCGAGCTGCCCCGGTGCAAAGTTATTACATGGTAAGGTGTTCAACTCCTACTCCAGCAAAGCCGATTTTTCTGCATGGGTAGAAACGCTGAGCCTATAACTTTCACATTCCTGCGGAATGAAACACCCGCCTGATTGAGAAGATGATCAGCCCCTTGTCAAGTAGACAAGCGAAATAACTAAAGTAAGTCCATAAATATCCGTCATATCCAGAGAATGTGGCGGATATTTGCTTTTGTGAATTTGTGACGTTGAAATTCGGTTCACGAGACAGCTGTTAATATCGGGAAGGGAAAGCAGCCTTGCTGGACAGGCTCTTATTCAAGCGGTTCATCCATTCGAATTCTCTCCTGAATATGGGGCGGAATCTCAACTGAATGTCTACGCACAAAATCACAGGTTTTGGCTATCTGGCTCCACATAAATGTGTTTGCAGCCGAACGCCTACGGCTTATCGGGAGTTGCTTCGCAACTATAAAACGCAGGAGGATCAAGCTATGGCTCGACCCAAAAAGGACGTCATTTATTATGCGCTTACCCTATTACCCATGCCTGGAGCACATACAGCAACAGCCTGCCTGCAACTTGCTATATGTCAAGCAACAGGAAGGCTGTTATATTATTTTAGTCTACAAGATTTCACTAATAATTGAATCACTTTTTCTTTACCATGCAGCGTTTCTTAAAGAACGAAAGCATTGATTATTCTAAAGTAAAATACCGCCAAGCAGTTTTTCCCAACTGCTTGGCGGTATTTTCTTAGATGATATTTGTTTTTATGTAAGCGCTCAAACGGATGGTTACAGAGAGCCTTTGCTCTCCGGATCATAAATAATCCAAACCGATATATTGGAGACGAATTCGTTTGTCAGCCCATATCGGCGGCAAGAGCCTGGTCGATGAGCTTTTGCAGCGTCTCCGCCTGTTTCTTTTCCGTGATAGCGCCTACGATGGGCTCGCCCACGATGTTGCCGCTGCGGTCAACCACATAGGTGGTGGGATATGCAAAGATGTTGCCAGTGAACTTTCCCGCTTCTCCGTCGGAATCGAAATACACGTTCTGATAGGTGGCGCCCTTCTTGGTCAGTACGTCCTTCGCCTCGGAGATCGCTGTCTCGTCGCCGTCCAGCGTAAAGGTGTTGACGCCGATGAGGGTGCCGCCCTTCTCCGCAAGCTTCTTGTTCAGCGCGTCCAGATCGGCAAGCTCGCCCACGCAGGGATTGCAGGTGGTGAACCAGAAATTCACTACGGTGACGGCGTTGCCGGAGAACAGCTCGTCACTCTTCACCGGGTTCCCATCCAGATCCTTGCCCTCAAAGGCAGGGAATTTCTGCACACTGCCGTCATCAGGCGGCGTGGTCATGTCGCTGCCCGCAGGCACGCTCATAGCGCCATCGGTAGATTGCTGTGCCGCATCGGGGTACTTTTCCTCAATCATGGTCAGCTTGTTTTCGATGTCGCGAATCGTCTCCGCTTTTTCCTGAAGCAGTTTCAGCTCATCTGCCGTAAACTGATCCTTGGCGGATTCAATTGTACTGAGCAGGAAATCACCGTAGTTTTTGCCGTTCTCCTGCATGGTCATGCCCTTGTCGGCTGCCATGAATACCTTTTCCCAAAGTTCGGTGTTCTCCGAGAGAATGTCATTTTCCTGCGCCATCAGATCGTTGTACATGGCAGCCGCTTCCTCGGCATTCTTCGGTTCGCTGCTCGTTCCGTCCGTTTTGTCTGCGCCCTTTGCTCCGCAGGCAGCCAAAGACAGCGCAATCAGGGCGATAAGCAGCAGCGCCAGCAATCGGCCGGCAGGTTTCGTTCGATTCATCTTCATCTTTTTATTTCTCCTTGTTATCATTGTTTTTCTGCGGCATTGCAGCCGCCTTGGTTTTATCTTTACCGTCTCCAAAGCCGTAGCGGAAGCTGACGGCGCTGGTAGGACAGGCGCGGACGCACATCCCGCAACGGATGCACTCGGCATGATTGGGCGTCTTTGTCACGTCCACATCCATTTTGCAGGCCTTGGCGCATTTCCCGCAGGAGACGCATTTGCTCCTGTCTACCTTCATCTGGAACAGGGATACCCTGTTGAACAGCGCGTAAAGCGCACCCAGCGGGCACAGCCACTTGCAGAAGGGGCGGTAGAATACCACGCTCAGCACGATCACCGCCAGCAGGATGCAGAATTTCCATGTAAACAGGCTCCCCAGCGCCGCCCGGATGCCGGAATTGGCAAGGGACAGCGGGATGGCCCCTTCCAGCACGCCCTGTGGGCAGAGGTATTTACAGAAGAACGGGTCACCCATGCCTACATCATTCACAAGGAACGCCGGCAGCAGGAAGACCATCACCAGCAGCACAGCGTATTTCAGATATGTCAGCGGCTTCAGCCTCTTTGTGGAAAGCTTCTTAGTGGGGATTTTATGCAGCAGTTCCTGAAACCAGCCGAAGGGGCACAGAAAACCGCAGATAAAGCGTCCCAGCAGGACTCCCAGCAAAATGAGAAAGCCTGTGATATAATAGGAAAAGCTGAACTTGGAAGAACCCACTACCGCCTGAAACGCCCCGATAGGACAGGCACCGGAGGCCGCTGGGCAGGAGTAGCAGTTCAGCCCCGGCACGCAGACGTTTTTCCCCGCGCCCTGATACAGCCCGCCTTTAAGGAAGTTCGGCAGGTGCAGGTTGGTCAATAAGGCTGCCCCCGCCTGTATCCAGCCCCGGAAGCGGGACAGAAGTTGTGACGCGCCCGAAAATTTCTTACCCAATGCCCACACACTCCAGACATAATTTGATCGCTTTGCTCAGCACCGTCGCCGTCTCGCCGCGCCATACGCCGAAACACAGCATGGCGATGCCCACAACCAGCAGCACGGCCTGCACCGCCGCCTTTTTTACATGGCTCAATTCCATCACCCTTTCACTTTTTCTGCCACTATCATAGCACAAGAGAGTTAAAGTCACTGTTAAGAACGAAAATTTAACGCAAACCTTATCTGGTTTTGCTATAATTATAATAACATGAAAATGAATAAAAAAGGAGGGCTCTCATGCACCTTTTAGTAATTGAAGACGAACGCGCCCTGTGCGAAACCATTGTCCGCAGCCTGCGGCGCCAAGCGTACAGCGTGGACTGCTGCTACGACGGGGAAAAGGCGTTGGAGCTTCTGGGCGTGGAGCGCTACGATCTGGTGCTGCTGGATCTGAACCTGCCGGGGAAGGACGGCATGACAGTGCTGCGCACCCTGCGGCAGACCGACCGGGAGACAAAGGTACTGATCCTCTCTGCCCGGGGTGAGGTGGAGGACAAGGTGGAGGGGTTAGATGCCGGAGCCAATGACTATCTGGCAAAGCCCTTTCATCTTGCCGAGCTGGAGGCTCGCATTCGCAGCCTGACCCTGCGGCAGTTCACCCAGCAGGATGTGCTGCTGACCTGCGGCGGCCTGACCTTTGACACACGCTCCCGTACCGCCGCCGTCAACGGGCAGACGCTGACGCTCACCCGCAAGGAAACAGGGATACTCGAATACCTGATGGTGCATCAGGGGCGACCCGTGAGTCAGGAGGAACTGATGGATCACGTTTGGGACAACAGCGTGGACAGCTTCAGCAATTCCATTCGCGTCCACATCTCCGCCCTGCGCAAAAAGCTCCGCGCCGCGCTGGGCTATGACCCCATCCGCAACCGCATCGGCGAGGGCTATCTGATGGGAGGCGAGGAAGCATGAAGCGTCTTTCCTTGCAGTGGCGCATCACCCTGATGACCGTCCTGCTCATCGGCGTCACCTGCGTGATCATGAATCTGCTGCTCTGCTCCTCCGGTGTGTACTATATGGACACCATTGCGGACAGTCTACAGGGCGGCGGCACGGTAATCCTGAATGAGGGCGGCGCGGTGAGCTTTGACCCGCAGCACATAGCGCCCGACGAGGAGCTGACCATCGTCGTCGATGGGGCGCAGGGGCGCTTCCGCACTACCAACTGGTACATCACGGCTGCGGTAATGCTGCTCAGCGGTGTGCTGACCTATTTTGTCAGCGGACGCGCGCTCAAGCCCCTGCGCAGTTTTGCCTCGCAGGTGGAGCAGGTGCATCTGAACAATCTTGCCGATATGAGGATCGATGAAGACGTTATTCCGGAATTCCGGCAGCTGAGCCGCTCGTTCAACCAGATGCTGGAGCGGCTGAACAATGCCTTTGCCGCCCAGCGGCAGTTCACCGGCAATGCCGCCCACGAGCTGCGCACGCCGCTGACGCTGATGCAGGCGCAGCTGGATCTGTTTTCCTCAGAGCACCCCGACGTGCCGCCGGAGATTGCGGAGTTTCTCGCCCTCCTGCGGGAGCAGACGGAACGTCTGACCCGGCTGACCAAGACGCTGCTGGAGATGAGCAATCTGCGGCAAGTGGCACGGAACGAGCGGATCCAGCTCGCTCCCATGATTGAGGAGATCTTTACGGATCTTGCGCCACTGGTGGAAAAGCGCGGCATCACGCTGGAGGCGGATGGCGACGGCGTTATGACCGGCAGCGATGCGCTGATCTACCGGCTGATCTTTAACCTGACAGAGAACGCCGTTAAGTACAACCGCCCCGGCGGCTCGGTGCGGGTCTGTGTCACACAGGAAACGGAAAAACTCCTGATTCGCGTTTCCGATACCGGCTGCGGCATTCCGGAGAAGTATCAGCAAAGCATCTTCCAGCCCTTTTTCCGTGTGGATAAGTCCCGCAGCCGCGAGTACGGCGGTGCGGGGCTGGGGCTCTCGTTGGTGTGGGAGATCGCCGATCTTCACGGCGGCTCCGTTTGGGTGGAGGAAAGTTCTGACAAGGGCACGACCATCGCGGTGGAGCTGCCAACGCAACAATCAACGAAGCCCTAAAGCCCTTTTATTCGTTCTTCGCCGCTTCGCTTGCCGCCCTGCGGCGTTCCTCTCTGTATGGGGCGGTCAGCCGGAAAGAGAAGCGTCCCTTTTCAATCTCAAATTCCTTGCAGCCCGTGTCCGGGTCTACGTCCGTCAGCTTGCAGACGGCAGGGTGTTTGCGGCTGTATGCGGTCAGCCTGTTTTTGCGCTGCTGGATGGCAGCTATGCACAGGCGGCAGCTTCGGCGCTTGTGGCGCTGCTGTTATGCCCATTTGCAGCACCGATGCTGCTATCGCTGGCAGGAAGTGCCTTGATTGTCGCTGCATCAGCGTTATTTGCTTGGCTATTCTGAAAACAGAATGTGACGATGAACCGCTGTCGGCTGCACAGCGGTTTTTCTTTTTCAGATAGCATTCAAGAAGTCATAAAGTCGGGATAGTAATGGAAGAGGTAATGTGTTTAGAAGGCGAACAACAATATTTTGAACGCTACTTGTGGTTTTATAGAGAATCTGCTATAATATTTATGTATATTTGTGAGGAATGGGATTGCTATTCCTCTCTTACTAAAATTACGGAAGGAGGGCTTGACAATGTTGTTCAAAGGCGCGAAAATGGCTCGGCTCGGCTCGGCTCGGCTCGGCTCGGCTCGGCTCGGCTCGGCAGGAGCATAGCGCCGTTTTTTCAGCGTGTCAAGTCTTATATCATACAATTTATAACGAACCAGTTGCCGGAGACAGGGCGCATTATGCCTTGGCTTCGGCTTTTTGCGTTTGCCGGAAGGATGGTGGTTTGATATTGAAGTCCTAACCACGACAGGCAAATCAATCTTTTCCGGTTAAACCTTCTATCTTCTCCGGCGTGTCCGCTGTCGGAGGAAGTAAATGGCGGACAATTAAAAAATGGAGGAACTCTCATGAAGAAAAAACTATTTGCAATCCTACTCAGCATTGTAATGGTAGTTGGACTCCTGCCTGTCACAGTACTGGCAGCGGATTCCACGGTCTACGACATCTGGGTAGACGGCGTACAGGTCACGTCTGAGAATAAGGATAATCTTTTCAGTGGAACAGTAAGTTATGACCCGACCACTCACACCTTGTCTTTGAACAATGCTACCCTTGACAGCGACACCCTGTCAGACTACGGTATTAAAACGACTATCCCCAGTACGTTGAAGATACGGTTGACCGGGACAAATAGCATTACCCGAACCGATCCCGGCGGAGGAGTGGGAATATACCTCAATTACAGCAATTCTGTCGAGATTACCGGCGATGGAACACTGGTGATCAACGTTATCGGGGAAAACTACGATGGAATTAGCACAGGGGCTGACGTCAAGATTTCCGATAAAGCAAGGGTCATAATAAACTCTGAAGGCGGATTGGGCATAGCCGGAAGAATGGTCGAAATTGACGGGGCAACAGTGGATTCCACCGGCTTGTATGCCGGAATCGATGCCCATAGGCTGAAGATTGTAAACGGCGCCGATGTTACGCTTAAGGCGACTCAGGACAAACGCAACGGAGCATATATCAGGAAAGATCAAGAAGGAAACGGCGGCGATATTGAACTTGCTGCATCTAATGTTAAAGCAACAAGCTATTATCCCGGTCTGTATGCTGCAGGTGATCTGACGGTTAACGGAGGCGAGGTAAACTGTATCTCTACTGCGGACGGTGCAATATGGGCAAAAGGCAATATTCTGATCAAAGGAGGTGCCAAAGTAACCACTGACGGTAAATACCCGATGGGCTGTAACGGTACTTTTACCGTAGAAGAAGCAGAGATTGATGCAAAGAATACGAATGCGGATAATATCCCTGCAATTTTCGATGAAAGTGTGCCTGTGATTGCCGATGGCTATCACCTGAACTATGCAAAAGCTGTAGACTCGGCAGGAACAGAAATTGACCTGCTTTCCAGCGGTACTCAGTACTTTGCACTTTATAAAAATGTCCATTTTATCACAAAGGCTGTCTATCCGGTTTCTTTCGTTGTAACGCCGAGCGGTCTGACCAATGTTGTTGTTAAAGTGAATGGTCAGGAGGTTACCGGCTCTGTCAGTTTGGAAGCAGGAACTTACCCTGTTGAAGTAACAGCCGATGACTGCAAAGCATACACCGGCAATATAACGATCACCGCCGATCCGGCAACGCATACGCAGACGGTTGCAATGACATATTTACCTGCCGACTACACTAAGGTCGACGAAGCCATTGCCAAGGCAAATGCTTTGAAGAAGGATGAGTACAAGGATTTTTCCGGTGTGGAAGCTGCCGTCAATGCTGTTGACCGTGACAAGAACATTACTGAACAGAGCGAAGTTAATGCAATGGCGAAAGCTATCGAAGATGCGATTGCCGCCCTGCAATACAAGGACGCCGACTACACCAAGGTCGATGCAGCCCTCGCCAAGGCAAATGCTTTGAAGAAGAATGACTACAAGGATTTCTCCGCTGTGGAAAACGCCGTCAATGCCGTTGCCCGTGGGAAGAACATTACCGAGCAGGGCGAAGTAGATGCCATGGCAAAGGCTATTGAAGATGCCCTTTCCGCCCTGCAATACAAGGACGCCGACAAGACCACCCCGGCACCTGCTGCAACGGCCACTCCGGCACCTGCTGCCACGGCCACTCCGGCACCTGCTGTAACAGCCACACCTCAGTACACCATTCCGCAGACCGGCGACACAAGCACCCCTGCTTTGCTGGTTGTCCTTATGCTTGTCAGCGGTAGTGCAGCCATTGGTACAGCCGTTGTTGCCAGCAAGAGAAAGCACAACAGATAACTGAACAGCCCCCGTTCCAT